CGGCGGCTTCATCTGTAGCGTTTGTATTGTTTTGTTGCGCCTCCGCCATTTGTCCTAAAGCCTCGGCATTACCGCGTAGCATTTGGTTTACGCCTCTTCCCGCCTCGTCGCCAAATAACTTGCTTACTATCTCCGCTTGGTTTGTGTATTGGCTCGTTACGGCGGAGAGCTCTTTGAAGAACGGCACGGCGCCTTTTGCTTGGAGCGCCTGAAAGTTAAACTCTATGCCGAGCTGCTTCGCTACTTTTTTCGCCTCTTCGCTAGGTTTTGTGACGTTTTGGATAGCGGCTGATAGATATGTGATTGTCTCGGCTGTACCTATACCGCCGCTGGTCACCGTAGCCATCATGGCAAACATATCTTCTATGCTGATTCCGGCGCTTGCAAATCCCGCCGCTAGCTTGCCTATATCCGCGCCCATTTCGCGTATAGTGGTCTTGCCACCCTTGACCGCCGCCATAGCCGCGTCGCTCACTCTTCCAGCTTGGTCTGCCGATAGAGAGTAGGAATTCATTACATTTGTGAGTAGGTCGGTGGATGCCCTAAGGTCGGCGTTTCCGGCTACAGCAAGTTTTGAGGATTTTTCAACAAATTGAAGACTTTTACCAAACTCAACCCCGGCAGATTGTGCTTGATAAAGGGCTTCGCCTATTTGCAGGTTTGAAAAAGGGACGCTTAAGTTTGCGACCCCGGAGGAGAGCTTTTTGATTTGCTCAGTAGTTGCGGAGGAGAGTGTAGAGACCTCCGCCATCTTGTGTTTAAATTCATTTACGGAGTCCATCGCCGCCGAAAAGCTCGACGTGATAGAGGCGATGCCATCAACGACTTTTGATACGGCAAAGCCCTTGGCAAACGTAGAGAGGGCGATGTCAACGTCTCCGATTTTTTTACCGGCGCCGTCTACGCTACCGCCAAGCTGACCTAGCGCTTTTTGTACCTCGGTTATTTTTTCGGTTTGAGCGGCAATAGCGATTCGTAACTGCAAGGTCGTATCGGACACGCTCTCTCCATCATATATATTTTTAGGCTTTCTTTGGAGCGGTAGCCGCCGGGCTACTTCTCGTTCAAAATCCTGCACATCATTCTTAGGAGCGCATAGCACTCCATCTCATCCATTCCATTTTTTTCGCAATACTTCTCCACCACCGCGAACTCTATATGGTAGATAGCCCTATCCATCCCGAGCTGATAGGCGATTGCGAGAAGAAACAGGTCTGCAATCGCCTGTTCTTCGCTGTTGAGTTTTACTCCTCCCCAGACTTTTCCTTTTGCTCTTTGTTCTCTTGCCCATCGTTGGAGGTTGCTGACTTTTTTTTAGCAGCTTCCTCAAAGGCTTTTTGAAGCTCCGTAACCGCCTCCGAGTAAGATATATATCCGGCGTCTATTAGTTTTTTGAGCTCAGCGCCCCCGTCCGCCACCAGAGCCGCATACCGCGTTTTAGAAATCTCTTCCATTTTCTCCGCGTAGCTCTCCCATAGTTTTGGAGAAACTTTCTCTTTTGCCGCTAGAGATCTATACTCTAGCTTCGCGACAAGCAGGTCTTTATATAGCGTTACTTTTTCCATACCAAGCGGCGCCGCTTCAGCCGCTTTTGCCAGTATGGTTGTTTTGTCCAGGGCGTCTGCCGCGCGTCCGTCAATCTCGTTATCAATAGCTTGCGCCGCGATTAGCTCTTTTGCGGCTTCATTGGTTAGGAGTGTTAGCTCTTTGTCTTTTTTCCTAGAAATTCTTGTGAGTAGTATCTTTTCCACTACTCCGTTTACTTCGAACTCAACTTGTGCGGTTGTTACTATTCCTGCCATCTATTCGCCTTTTTTATGGGTTGAGCTGAGCGTTTAGCTCGGCTATTTGAGTGTTTAGCGTAGCTATCAGCGCTGCCTGAGTAGTGTTTGTCGCTTTTACGGTTGTGAAAGCCTCCAATATGATAGGGAGTCCCGCTGTGCCGGATATGCCTAGCGCTTTCAGTATTTGGTCTATTGGTTCTGCGCTATTTAATAGCGCGTCCATTTGTAGGTCTTTTAGCTCTACCTTCTGCCTATCCGTATCGGTTTTGATTTCCGCCGCGTGCGCCGCTTTGAGGGCTGCTAGTTTTTCTGCCGTCGTCATTCTCTCTCTCCTCTTAGCATTTCGCCTACGCCGCCGCCTACGCCTTTTCCAGCTTTGCCGGAAAAGTCTAGCTCAGCCGCTTTGTCGGTTATTAGCGCCAAACTACTGTCTGACTTTAAAAATATCTTGTCAAAAAGAACCGTCACATACTCTCCGCACACGGGCTCGCTCTCAAATTTAAAGCGCCCTCTATACTGCTTGCCTTTGCCAAGACGCAATCTAGTTACCGTTGTATAGCCGCCCTTTACCCCATCGACAAGAGGATTGGGTACCCCCGTCTCCACCTCGGCTAGCAATGTTTTTGCCAGCGTCTTGGCGTTTACTTGTTTAGTTTTAAACTTCACGGTGTAGTCAAGTTTTGTGACGATTGATGCGAATATTTTCTGCATCCCCTCAGAGAAGTCCATCACGTCTTCACTTGCCATTTCGACCTGCACCTCTAGGCTCTGTACTAGCGCCACCTCTTCCCATTCGCCCGTATCGGGGTCTTCTAAGAAGACCGTACCGCCGGAAAAATATACGTCTTCTTCAATAGCAGCCGCCAAGCTCTCTCCTTTATCTTATTATTAGTCCGACAATAGCCGTGCCAAAAGCTCCGACAACACCGTATACCAGCATGTCGTGCACCTTTTCTAATTTCGTTATCCTCGCGTCGATATGCCTACTCTCCGCTTCTATCTTCACAAGCTTGCTAAGCGCTTCGGATACACGCTCAAGCACCTCTTCCGTCTTTGTCTGCCTATGCTCCAAAAGGCGCAATCTTGCCTCATCCATATTTTCGCGTCCTATTTGAGTCTATCACCGAGACATCTATTTTGTATATATATAGCCCCGTATCCGTCACGACGACCGGGTGCGTTCGCTCGTACGTTACGCCGTTGACCACCAGCCCCATGTGGCAAATAGCGCCCTCGACCTCTTCGAGCATTTGCGTCAGCTCAGACGCACCGCTAAGAGAAAAACCGGAACAAAGAATAGAAAAGTCCCTACGGACAACGCCTATATCCACGCCTTTTGCCCCGTCGTAGTAGACGAAGACACCCGGCTCGCTTATGCTTGGGTCGTCTACATCTATTAGCACGGTTGGCAAAAGCCCCTTTTTTAGCCTATCTATACACGTCGCTATACCCATTCGTTCGTCCTTTGCCCAATCGCTATTGCCCCCTGTGTCGGAGCCAGCGGGTCAAGCGGGTCTGGAGCCAAAAGCGGAATGCTTCGTATCACTTTTATAGCGCTCTCATAGAGCTTTTCTTCCATCTCTGTCGCGCCTATTTTTGTGTTCATCTTGTAGCGGTACACCGCTACATCTAGCTTTGCATACATAGGCGCTATTCGTTGTCCTACCAGCTCCGCCGTTTCGACCGCCGCGCTGTTTAGCGTCTCGTCGTCGATTGTGGCGGCGTTTTTGAGATTTTTTTGGAGCCTTTTTTTTAGCTCCGCTATTAGTTCCTCTATCTCTTCAGGACTCATTACGCTGTTCCGGTAGACTTAAATGCAAGTTGCGGCAATCCGTATCCGGAGTTACAGCTAGTATCAACGCCATATCTAAATTTGTCGCGCATAAATACGTTTTCATCGTCAGGCTTGTCCATCGCCATGAAGCGTATCTCTTTTGTTTTTTGCAAAATTAGCGGCTTTAGTGGCTTTGTCGCGTCCATCAGGTACCACGCTTTATCGTCCGTCAAATAGTCCGCAACTAATATCTCCGCGTACCCTTTTGTCGTGTTGCTCTCGCCTCCTGCTAAAAAGTCTTTTTTTAGGATGTCAACGGCCGTTTGCTCTAGCGCCGGGGGGACAATAAGGAGGTTAGGAACTATTCGAAGCGGAGTCCCTGTGTCCCCTTTAATCTTTCTCATGTTGCCTCTAGCCTCTAAGAAGCTATCCTGTGTAAGAGCTTTTACGCCGAGATTGGAAAAGGTAGAAGCGGGAGCGGTTACCATTGGGTGGTCTGTCGCAAAGAACTTTTTTCCGTTGTAGCAAAACCCATTTGTCTCTAAAACTCCGTATGTCAAAAAGTCATAATGTGTTTTTGCCTCACTCGCCATCATCTGTATTCTTGGTTTTACGATACCGATATTGTCAAATTCAATATCCTCACTGTTGACTTCTATTGTCGCCTCAAATTTTTTGCGTGTAATTTGATAGTTGTACGCCGCTAGGTCTTTCAAGACTCTATCGCCCAGCCACTCTTTCATCTGTGGAAAGTCACCCAGCCACGCGTAGTTGACGCTTAGAGAGTTCACGGTTACGACTGTGGCGATTTTTTCACAAGTGTTTTCCGTGCCTTTAAGCTGGTCTGTAAAAACTTTTTTAAATCCGTCGTTGAGAGCTTTAAGGTTCGCCGCATTAATTAGCATTATTTAGCCTCCTCTATTCCAAGAAGGTTGTTTACATGCTGCCTAGCGGCGTCTTCTTCCGTTGTGCCTTTTGAGTTTGACTCTGTTTGCGTCTTTTGCTTTAAATGCTCAATATTTACCTTGTTAAGCTCCAAGAACTCTGCTTGTAACCCATCTTCGAGCTTGAGTGCAAAATCTCTATGCGCTGGGGGCAGAGAGCCGTTTTTGATATGCGCATCGATTACGTGTTCTCTTAGTCTTTTGTTCGCCTCGCGTAGACCCTCAATCTCTTTTTTTTGCGCCTCTGCTGCGTTTGCTTCTGTGGCGTTTGACTCTTTTTTATCGCCCACTTTTTCTCCTTGTTTTGGTTTTGTCTCTTGTTCGTTTTGTTGGCTGTTTAGGGCGTTATTTAGCAGGTTTGGGGCGTTTACGAGCCCGACTGACTCTATATAGAGCACATTGCGTCTATCGTCCAAGACGTACACCGGAGAGAGGTATTTGTATAGCTTCTCTTTTACGAGATTGTCCCCTACGCTGTTTAGCTCAAGCGCCCCATATATACCGTCGTCTCGCGCTTCAAGCCCAGTCCTCGCAAACCAGCCCGCCGCCTCCTCATACCCGTGGTTTATATCAAGGGGTAGGTCAAGCTCGTTTGCAAGAGTAGCCGCTACGACCGCCGCGCCGTTGATGTTATACGCGCGTCCGTCGATGCCGATTACTTGCCCGACCGGAGATATTTTGACCTTTTGGTCGCCGCCGTTTTGGTAGTTTAGTTCAACTACTCGCCCGAGTCTCTCTTTTATCTCGCACCTCCGTCGTTTAGCTTTTTTGCTGAGCGGTATTTTAGGGGTTTGGTTTTTCAAAAACACTCTATATATATGCATATAGAGTGAAATGACTTTTAAAAAAAACTACCATGACGCTTTTAAAAAGAGGTGTTTTTGTGGTAAATGTAGAGAGGCTTAGACGAAGCTACGTAGAGGGTAAAAGCGTACAAGATATATGTATGAGCGAGGGTATATCCCGCGCGGCTTTCTATTATCACAAGAATAAAGAGAAAGCCGCCGGGATTGACTGGGACGAGCTCAGACTAGCAAATATAAACGACCCCGTATATGAAGAGCAAAACGAAAAACGCTTTTTGGCGACACTAATAAAAGCTTTTGAAAAAGAGCTTGAGACGCTAGACGCAGAACCAAAAGAAGTAGACGAAAAGCTAGAAATCCTAACCAAGTACGCAAACACCTACTACAGACTCAAAAGCCCAAAATCAAAAGACTGCAAAATGGCGAGGATAGAAGCGGCTAGAGATGTGCTGTACGACCTCGGCAAACTAGCGTTAGAAAAAGAGGAGCCGTCAGTCTCAGAATTTCTCAGCGCCAACGCCGACCTTATCATCAACTCAATATTGCGCAAAAATGCCAATTAAACGCCTTTTACGCCAAAACAATACAAAAGTATTGCTCACACTCCTAAAATCAATTCTAAGAAAATCTAACGCTAATTCTATACGGGTCACGCTATGGGCGTAAAATCTGAAAACGAACAACTCCGGGAATATCTAAAGTCTCTGCCAAGACTCAGCGATAAAGGCAGAGCAAAACGGATTGAAAAAGCAAAAAGTGATTTTCGGTATTTTGCGGAGGTATATTGCCCGCATCACATCACCGGAGACGACGAAGAGCTAGCGCCGGACTTGAGCGTATTTCGGAATTTTGCCTACAAAGAGCTCCCGGAGAAAATAAAAACACAAAGAAAAATAGAGCTAACCGCATACAGAGGAGCCGCGAAGACTACGGTAGTTACGCGTCTTTTTACGCTTTGGCTTCTCGTGTCCGGACGCAAGCGTTACCCTGTCATCATTAGCTCCACAGAGTCTGCCGTTTTGGAGACGATGGAGTTTTTCAGAATAGAGCTAGAAGACAACGCCTCGCTTGTCGCGGACTTTGAGATAGTCCAGGGCGATAAATGGGCTGGCGATGAATTTACGCTTAGCGTCGGCGGGACTCGTGCAAAAATGAAAGGCGCGGGGGTCGGCAAACGCATAAGGGGACTCAACTATTTCGGTACGAGACCCGACCATATTGTGCTTGACGACGTAGAGAACGACGAGAACGTAGAGTCAAAAGAGTATAGAAACAAGATAGAGCGATGGGTCAAAAAAGTAATACTCAAACTCCCTGCTAGAAAAAGTAAAAACTATAATATCCTCATTGTCGGCACAATATTACATTACGACAGTGTCCTAGCGCGTATCGGCAAAAGAGGCGACTTTGAGACGCTCAACTTTCCTCTCGTAATAGAATGGCCCGAACATATAGACTCCATAACAAAAGAAAATCTATGTTTTGAGCTAGTCAAAGACGCTGTGCTAGACGACCCCGATATAGACGTAGTCGAAGTATTCGCGGACTTCCTCGAAGACAAAGACAGCTTCTATTCGGAGATGCAAAACACCCCCATAGACCCGGACGGCGCTACATTCGCCGGATACAAGACCTACATCATCGCTCCGGAGATTGACGCGTATTTCGTAGGCATAGACCCGTCTCTTGGCAAGAAAAAAGGCGACTATTTTGGTATCGCGACGCTGGGGTATAACCAAAAAGAGAAGCGATATTACCTTAGCGCCAAAGGCTACAAAATCAAACCCGAGGCGATGATAGACATCATTATAGAACTCGCGATTGCCCTTATCTCTACCGGGAAGCCTTTTAAAATCGCAATAGAGACCGTAGCGTTTCAAGAGTTTTTCAAAAGTACGCTCGTGACAAAAGCGCTTGAGCGTTGTATTCACCTCCCAATCATCGAAATCAAAAACAGCGTAAACAAAGAGATCCGCATAGACAGCCTCTCTCCTCACACAAAAAGCGAAGTAATCCGCGTAGACGAGAATAGTCACCTCCTTATAGAAGAGCTAAAGACATATCCCAAAGCCCCGCATGACGACCTCCTAGACGCGGCAGAAATGGCGTGGCGTATAGCCTATAAAGGCGCAACGCTTGATATGAAAGCTTTGGAGCGCATACAAAAAATATACGGTCTCATCAAAAAAGGAAAATTCGACGAATGCTAAGAGAAACAAACGCAAAAAAGACATCTATCCTACCTATTTTCTTAGACGAAAAAGAGCGCTCGTCGCTCCCCAAAATCAGTATCAAAAGCGTCCTATCGGCGTTACAAAACGAAGACCTAAACGAGCTAATCCCTCTTTACTATATGTTCATCCGAAAAGACTTGCATCTAGCCTCCGAACTCTCGAACCGCCGCTCTCAAGTAGCCTCTCTTAGCTATATACTGGAATGCGAAGACAAAAAACAAAAAGAGTTTATTGGCGAATACCTTAAGACCATAGACCTCCCCGGACTCATCATCACGCTCTTGTCTTCCGTAGCTTATGGTTTCGCCGTAGTAGATATGGTGTATGGAGATATTCCTCTTGCGCCAAAGAAGTTTCACCTTATACATCCCAGGTATTTTGATTACAAGAGTGAGACCAAAACGCTCTTTATTCGCCAAAAAGGCGGGGCTCTACTAGACCCGGAGCTAGACCCTCAAAAGTTTCTTATGCATTATCACAAGCTCGAGGGCGGCGAGCTTGTAGATTATGGCGTGATGGGGCAAATCATCTTTACGGCGCTACTCAAACACTCCGTCATCAATTCAAACATGCAGTATTTCGATGCTCTCGGTGTGCCGCCTATAGTAGTCAACGCCGACGCGCAAACGGACGAACAACTAAAAAGCATGATAAACCAAATCCAATATCTACGCTCAAACTCAGTCGGCGTATTTCCAAAGGAGACGGTTGTGGAGCTGCTGGAGGCGAAAGCCTCAAAGGCGGAGTTTCTCAGCTTCATCAAATACTGTGACGCTCTAGTCAGTCACTACGTCATAGGCGCCACACTAAGCGGCGGCAAAGAGGAGACCGGGAGCCACGCGCTTGGAATCGTCCATGACGAACGGCGCAAAGACATTATGCGTACAGATGCGAGACTGCTGGAGGAGCCAATCAATGCCATTTTATCCCTAGCTCTTACGTTCAATATCGCAAGCCCAAAGCCTTTTAAATTCCGCTTTGATATAGGGGATGAAAAAGACGAAGAGTCGCTAAGCCGGACGTACCAAAACATAACCGCAAGCGGCTATGAGATACCTGAAGAGCACATGGCGAAGAGTTTCGGCATAGAGGGGATAAAGCTAAAAACCGCCTCGCCAGACGCGAAAGCTCCGGCAAAAAACAGCGTAGAAAAAAATGCAAAGACCAACCCTGTAGACAATCTTAACCCATTTTTAAACCCCGTTGAAACAGACATTAAAGAGTTTTTAACCGCTCTTTTGACGGAGGCAAATAGCTTTGACGAGGCGTTTGCCGTCCTAAGCGGGGTGTATCCATCGCTAGACTTTCAGACGCTTACAAACCTACTTGAAGAGGGCGCGATGAGAATGACAATCTACGGAGCGGCAGAGGCGCAGACAAATGCCTAGCCCAATATCCGCCGCCTTTGGTATGCCGCCAAAAGACGCTATGGAGTATCTAGGACAAAAGGGGTATGAGTTTTCATTTTCCTACAAAGAACTGCAAACAGAGGCACACCATAAGGCGTTTACCGTCGCCAAGGTAATGAAGCTAGACCTTATGACCGACATACACGATAGCTTGCAAGCGGCGCAAAAAAGCAACCAAAGCTTTGACGAGTGGAAAAAGTCAATCACCCCGGCTCTCAAAAAGGCGGGGTGGTGGGGCGAGACGACTGTGACAGACCCGAGAACGGGCGAGACAAAAGATGTACATGTTGGGAGTCGGAGGCTAAAAACCATATATGCGACGAATATGAATGTGGCGTATGCGGTTGGTAGGTATAAAGAGCTTATGCGGTTGCCGGATAGTGTGTTTTGGAGATATAGGACGAGGGATGACGGTAAGGTTCGGATTTCGCACTCTCTCCTAAATGGAATGGTGAGGCATAGAGACGACCCTATTTGGAAACGGATATATCCGCCGAATGATTGGCTATGTAGATGCCTAGTTGACGCGCATACGAAAGAGCAGGTAGCGACAAACGGATGGAGCGTGGATACGGGCAAGCCGTTGCCGGATGGGTTTGCTCCTCATCCGGATTGGGATTATGACGTTGGGGCGGGGGCAAGCTACAAGCCGGAGCAGCTCTACTGGCAAAAAATAAACGCTATGACGTGTAAAGAGCCAAACGCAAAGGTAAGAGAGGTTTTGTGCCCGTTTGCGGACGCCACTAAAAAAGGGTACGCGGAGGATATGAGAAAACTACTGCCCAAAAAAGAGGAGTGGGACGCTTTTGTTGAGAGGTCGCTCCCCGACCCATCAACAAAACACGAAGAGATGCGACTTGGACACCTGAGTATGATTGACGGGTTGGGTGACTTTTTGCGGGCTAAAGCCCCGCAAAGTGACCTCATACTCGCGACCACCGGAAGCGTTAAGAACCTTAGGGCGAAAAGCGAGGGGTCTAAAAAAGGAAAAGTTCTTGAGATTGATGAGATTAAAGAGCTTTTCAAAAAAATTCATAAACCGGATGAAATCTACTATGACGGCGAGATTTTATTGTTTTGGGATTTTGACAATGGCAAAAACAAAATAATGCTGAAAGTGGATTTTGAGGATAAAAGGAGGATATATAACGCCATATATTCGGGACAAAAATACAAAAGCGACAGCCTAGAAAACATCTTAAAAAACGCAGAAAAAATACTTTAGAGGCTGTAGACAGGAATCGAACCTGTGACCCTAAACCGACATAGCCGGAGTCGCTCTACCGCTGAGCCTTACTTACAGCCCCTAAGAAAATTATACCAAAAAAGGAGATTAACAAGTGCTTAAAAAGATAAATTATGAGCTTGCTTTTAACGACGAGTTTAAGGGCTCTACACTGGACACAACAAAATGGAGCCATAGATATTTGGGCATACGGAAGCTAGGCGTAACGACCGCCGAGGCGGTAAGCGTAGAAAACGGACACCTACGCATCAAAACCTACAAAGACCCAGCCACGGGAAAAATCTGTACGGGAATGATAGGTACAGAGAGCAAATTCGACAGCCGCTACGGCTACTTCGAAGCCCGCGTTCGCTTCCCGCAAGCTACGGGCATGCAAGCCTCATTTTGGCTACAAAGCGCAACCTACGGGCAGACTATCGGCGACCCGCAACACAGCGGCGTAGAGGTGGATATAGAATATGTGCACAAAGAGCCGGAAAAACTACACTTTACGACACATTGGGACGGCTACGGGGCGGACAAACAGAAAAGCTACGGCTATCTCCAAAGCCCGACGCTAGACGACGGCGACTGGCACACCATAGGGGTATGGTGGAGAGAAGAGACTCCGGGGATTGGGAATATTGGGGTGTATGAGTTCTATGTAGACGGAGTAGCGGTGCACGAAAAAAAGCAGCCTATATCGGCGGCTATGCAGTATATAGTAGTTAGTTGCGAGGTCACGGAGTGGGCGGCTCCAATCGACGAAGCGGCTCTTCCTGCGTACTTCGATGTGGACTACGTCCGTGTATACCAAAAAAGGGAAGAGGTTTGAAAAATGGCGGATTTTGAGAAAGCGATACCGCGCCTTTTAGAGAAAGAGGGTGGGCTAACAAACGACAAAGAGGATAGAGGCGGTTTAACCAAATACGGTATTACAAAAAAAGGTTACCCGCACCTAGATATAGCGGCGCTAACGAAGCCTCAAGCGTCCGCAATCTATAGGGCGGACTATTGGAACAAAATGCGCCTAGACGAAGTGGAGAGCCAAGCAAAAGCTGCCCTCTTATTTGAGATGGGCGTAAATTTCGGAATTGTGACTGTCATAAAGATGGCGCAAAACCTCATAGATACAGACGCGGACGGCATAGTAGGGCAAAAGACGCTAGCCGCCATAAACGGCTTCGAAGAGACCCTATTTGTCGTCGCCCTAAAGCTAATGGCGGTGGATAAGTATAGGCGGATTTGTAATAGTAATAAAAGCCAAAAAACATTCTTGCTTGGTTGGCTAAATAGGATATTTTCATGAGCTGGTTGAGTGATTTAGTAGGTGGTAGCGCCGGGCAGATTATAGAGAGTGTAGGCGCGGTTGCCGATAGGTTTATAACTACCGACAAGGAGCGCGAGGAACTGGAACTGAGCAAAGAGCGGCTACACCTCGAGGAGTTCCAAGCCGAGGTAGCGGACAGAACAAGCGCAAGAGAGCGAGAGACAAAGGTTAATGAGTCTCAAAATAGCGCGTGGCTAGCAAAAAACATATCTAGCTTCCTAGCGATAGGGTGTCTCACGCTCACATTCGCGATGTTCTATCAAGTGCTATATATGAAGATTGAACCGACAAACAAAGACGTGATTATCTATATACTGGGCGCTCTTAGCTCCATAAGCGTTCAAATAGTGGGCTATTACTTCGGCTCATCGGTCGGAAGCAAAGAGAAGACCGAACTGCTCTCAGGAGGTATAAAATGATAGAAATGACCGGATTAGATGGAGCTCAAAGCAGACTAAAAGTCCTTAAAGACTTTGGAGTAGCAAACGAGCCTCTGATGCACGAGATAGGCAATATGGTGTTTAATCGGATAGATGCGAACTTTAGAAGCGAAAGCTATTATGGCGAGAGGTGGAAGCCTCTTAAAGATAAAGGGGCTGGTTACCGGGGGAAGAAAAAAGGCAAGCGCGGTAAGGAGTTAAAAAGATTTATTCGTTATGTGGCGAACAGAAAGATTTTGCAAGATACGGGCAGATTGGGCGGGGATAAAAGTAGATGGAGTGTCAAAGCGACAGAAAACAGCGTAACAGTAGGAACCCCTGCGGCATACGGCAAATACCATCAGGGCGACAGCTCTTATCAAAACAAAGGAAAAGTCCCGCGCCGTCCATTTATGCCGATGGATGAGGGCGGGGAGATAGATGAGAGAATGAATAAGCAGATAATCGCCTATTTGGGGACGAAGCTTGGCGCGATATTGGGCGGCTAAGTCTCTCTCCGCCCCTGATTTAAATACGCGGATACGGAGCTTATAGCCCACATCACATTATCCAGCGCGTCTTGCATACCCTCTTTAGCTCTACCGTGGTCTATGGATACGTTTCTAAGCGCGAGAGAGACGACCTCAAGACAACCGACGGTGGAGTCTAGCATCTCTACGGCTTCTTCTTTTGTCTCTACTTCAAAAGCGCGTGAGTAGTCGCGGCTCATGCGAAACCTCCCTGAAATTTTTTATTAAAATACTCGGCGCTTTTGCCGTGAACGTGCCGTTTTACCGTACTCTCCGACCAGTTGGTCTTCTCCGCTATTTGCTCGACGCTCATCTTGCCCCAATATAAATCTTGCATTTTTCTGTGTTCTGATTTATTTACCACTCTTGTGTTTTGTTTATCGTTTATTTGCTGTTTTGGTTTTTGGGATATGTATGAGTGAGCCAGCTTTAGCGCAAACTCTTGCGCGCTTAGGGCTTGCTTTTGAGCTTCTATTATCTGTTTTTGCGCTTCGATAAGTTCTACTTTGGAGGATTCTAACTTGTTCGCCATTCCCGCCAAATGTTCGTTTTGGAGCATAATGGTCTCTTTGTATGCCAGCGCGTCATCTTGCGGAGGATCTTTGTCGATAATCAAATCTTCCGCAAAATCGCGGAATAATATAGCCCTTTGAGACTTGATATAAAAGCCGAGTCGGATAACTCCTCGCTTCGTCCAAAGCGTTGATTTTACGGGCGGCTTGCCTGCGTCTGTTTTCCTGACGCAGGCGATAAAGTGCTTACCATCAACAAGCTCATCAGCGTGTACTCTTTTGTGCTCACGAATAACACTTTCGCTAACCCCATACCCCTCAGCCACCTCTTTGGTGGTCATAAGAAACTCATGCCGCTCGTCCGCCTGCACGACTAGCTCTATACCCTCAAATGAAATTGGTATAATACCGCTCATACTTGCTCCTTTTAGTAAAATTTTAGAGTCGTTAATTTGCCGATAAACGCTCCATAACGCCCCCATCTCAGGGGCGCTAGCAACGCTCTATTTTTTGCCCTCACACTCTTTTAGCCTTTTTTCAAGCCTCCATATATACACGCCTTGCACACCCACCACGATAAAAGCAAACCACTCAAGCCACTCCATCTAATGCTCCTTTTGTTAAAATGTTTTTTGGACGCTATGAACATAACGCCCCTTTCGGGGCGGCTCCTAACAAAGGAGCTTACATATCGCTAACGTATAAAAAGCGATTTGCAAAACTATTGCGAGTAGTTTTAGCTTGTTCATAGCGTCTTCTCCTTTCTGAAAGTTCGTTTAACGAACTAACAAAAAGATTATAGCTAGTTTAAGTAACCTTTGTCAAGGTCTTTAGTAAGTTTTAGTAAATATTTTTGTAAATGAGGTAAGTTTAACTTACCTTTAGGAGTTCTTGCAGTATCTCTTTTAATTGTTGCGTTCTCACAAGCTGAATCTTTAGCTCTTGATTTTCGGTAAGTAGTTCACAAGCCTTTGTTATTTGGTCGCTCACGTCATCTTTTACGGCGTTTTGCTTAATAGTACCCTCCGATACGCCTATAGCCTCCCCAAGCTCCCGATAAGTCATCCCAAGCCTCTTAGCCGTAGCCTTTACGATATTTTCCTGTTTTTCGTCGCTCACTATTCCCCCCTTATTTTTGCTGTATTTTACTACTTTTTAGCCGCCCTTTGCCGCACTTCAGGAAGCCCGGAGACAATCCTATATCTTCGCGCCTCCAACTCTTCTAGCCTCTTTCGCCTCTCAGCGTCCATCTCGTTAGGGTGTATTACATATTCCACCGGAGTTATTTTTTTAACCATCGCGTTTTGTTCGCTCGCTAATCTCAGCCTTTACTATCTCGATGCTGGAGAACAAAAAAGCGACTTTTGCATCAGAGGGGAGAGTCATTACTGCTGTCGCAAGTATCATCCCCGCCTGTATTCTAGACATCGGAGTCTCCATCTCTACTCTTCCGCCGTCGAATATCGTCAGCCTAACTATCTCTTTGCTCATACTATCTACCCCTTATTTTATTTTTTTGCCGCAACACTTGCAGAAACACTTAAAGCCCCGTACCATAAGGCTTCGCCGCCAAGTGTGGTAGTGTTTCACAATCCTGTAGTTCTTGTTTTGCCCTAAACACTTGTAGAAACAGCGACACCCGATAAACAAAGGTCTAAGAGGCATTTTTAGCCTGTGTGTTTCAGTTTCTACAGTGTTTACAGTTGTGCTTTTATCCGTGCGCCCATTTCTTTAGTTTGTAGAAACTGTAGAAACTGAAACACATGACGGATAAATGGCTGAAAGGCTCGATAATCACGAGTGTTTCAGTTTCTACACTTATATATTTTCGCATTCCTAGCTCCAGCCTCAACCTCCCAAAAAAAGCCCGTATGCTCCTCCAGTATTCGGAGTCCTGTTCTATCACTTTTTGTAAGCTCCAAACTCGCCAGTAGCGCGGTTTGCTTGATACCGTCTGTGTGCTCTGCTATTTTGGCTTTAAACTTCTCCACCAGCTCCATATCATCAGGGCTTATCTTTGCTACCTTTAGGTCGATATGTCGCATTACAATATTGCCCGTGTAGTGATTATCTACTATCTCCTCCGTAGACTCAAAAGCGCACTCCAGCACGTTCATCCTATATTTTTTAGGAGTCAGCAAAAACCTCTTTACTCCGTTTGCTTTGCCAAGCCCCTTTAGCTCCCACTGCTCATCCACAGCATCGGTCAGGGAGCCTCCGCCTTTCATATCAAGTCCGTTTTTGTAAGCGTGATTAAGTATCCATACCGTGCCTCCGGCTCTTCTTATCGTCTTGGATACTTCGATAAACTTATCTATCCGCCCCTCGTCATATTGAAGCCCATTGAGGAAAAATTTAAGACTATCAAAAAAGAACACGCACTTTTCGTACGCGCCTTTTTTTGCTTCGGCTTTTATCTTTTCTAGCATCTCGGTTATCTCTTGTTTTGGGGAGACTAAATAGTCGGCGTTTATATATTTTATTTTTCCACCCATCGCCTCTATCTGCTTATCGTAGCCTCTATCTTGGAGCAGGTCGATACCATTGTCGGTATCGATATACGCCACGCTCCACCCCTCTTGCACATAGACGCTAGCGAGGTCGAAGATGAAGCTAGTCTTACCCATCCCCGCCATCGCCCAAATCAGATTGATAGAGCGCTCCATAGCAAAGCCGTCTATTACGGCGGCTCTTTTGCCTATCTTACGGACGTCTTCAAGGTCGATAGAGGTTAAAAAATCAAGCTTCACTTTTTATTTCCCTCCTCCTGAATAGCTCTCGCATACTCCCTCCAGTAGTCATCAAACTCTATAGCCTCAACGGTCAAAAACGTATGTCCGCACTTCTCACACTTACGAAATCTCTTGTTTTTTGTGCTTTTCGTCACCCCTATTACCCGTGTCTTTTCGTGCGCGCATTTGGGGCATATCATCTTTTACCTCCGCTACTTTTCGTATCCCCGTCAGCGTCTTTGTCGCCTCAGCTTTGCTCATTGTGGTTATGTTTATATAGGTTTTTCCGGTTTGGCGGTGTACAAACCCTCGCAAATCAGCAGGGCTCCAGCCAAGACTCTCACGCTCTGCCTCTATAGCGTCTATTTGCGCGGGGGTGGCTCTGCTTGGATATTTTGCCGCTTCTACCGTTCGTCTGCCTCTCATGTCCTCTTTTGTCTTATATATCTGTTCCGCGTTTGGCTTCATCATGTCAAGCGTCGCTTTTAGCTCAGATATAGAGAGTTTAGCGGAGCTTCTTACGCCAAAGCTGGCATATAGCCACTCTCTCCAATCGCCCATGTCGCTTAGTATCGCGTGTATAGGGTGCACGTGTATTTTTGCGAGTAGCTCGAGCCTATATCTCTTTTGCTTTTCAGTCATTTTTCTTACTCTCCTTTATTGTTTTTCGTATCTCCTCAAAGACCGCGAATAGCGCGGGGTTTTTGGCTCTATTTTCAAAGTCCCCATCTGCGACCTCTCGCTCTTTTTTTATCACCGTCACGATTTCGGCGCTTCTTGGCGGCGCGATACATAGCGCTTCTATTTTGGTGAAGTACACACCGCTCCCCGTCAGCCTTTGTTTGTGAAGCTTCCAGTAGGGTTTCATCTTCTCAAGGATTTGTTCTTTTCTTAGACCAAACTCATATTTGCCGCCGGGGTGCGAGAAGATAAAATATAGCGTCGAGGCTCTTACGCGAGCGTAGCGAAACAGTGTCTTTGCCGGGTCGCCGTCAAGCCCTACGTTTGCTATCGCTTGTGTCGCCCGCCATGTATCAAGCTCCCTGATTAGAGCTTGTGGTATCATCGCTATAATCAAACAAAGACAGAGTCTCTTTCATCGGCCCTTCATCAAGCCTCCTTATTATCGCCGCTCTAGCCTCGTCTGTGAGCCCCGTTGCGAATTGGTCTAGCGTCACGCCGCAAGACGCAAAGTTGCTCGTGCCGTAAAAAGCCGTAGCGTCTCTGCTATCCATCTCCACTCTCAGCGCTCCGCTAGCGTCAAGATACGTCTTCATCATTACTCAAACTCCTCAACTTTTATTACTTTTTTCACCTCTACATCAAGCCCCAAAAGAGACTCCAAATACTCCCCTATGCCGTTTCCGAGAGCAAAGTCGCTTCTGATTTCCGCCACACCGTCTTCATCTATCGCCAGCTCCACCGTTACCACGACTCTTTTTGTTTCTTTTTTTAGCATCCCATAGCCTCTTTTACAGCGCCGCTATGTCGAGCGCGATTAGTTTGTACTCTTCATCTATGCTCTCCCTCGCATAAAAGCGGATATAACTTTTAGCCCTAGAGACCTTCTTACTCTCATCTATTATCTCCATAGCCGCAAGCCAGCTTGGATGTTTTATCGCATAGCTTTTTAGCGCGAATATCTTTTTTGCGTCAATATTGCCCTGCTTATCGACCTCAAAACTGCGCATTACGAGCGTTTGTAGCTCCTCATCGCCGTCTTTTATTTTTTCTTTTAGATAGTCGTCTATCATCTCCTTTGCCAGAGCTAGACGCTCATCAAACCCCAGCGTCTCCGCCACGCTCAACATTATCTTTTTTGTCGCGGAGAAGTTTTCGATAGTCATATTGCCTTTTTTGCTTTTCGACTTTTCGTCAACCCCGTATTCTTGTCTTAGAAGCGCAAAGTAGGAGTCTATCCTCTCAAGAGAGCTGTGCTTAAATCCAAAGAGAAGGTCTTTTACCTCGACGGCTCCGTCGATTATCCTCTCCACTACTTCGTCTCTTAGCTGTTCATTTGCTTTTATCATCCCCTTATGCGTAGGGTCGCCTCTGCTATTTAGCCATTTGCCATCGTCGGTTACTACTGCCAACTTATCTCCTTTTTTTAGTTTTTATAGCTCTTTTAGAGCCTTTTGCACGATTGCGTCATCTATTGCCTTAGCCCCCGCGTACTCTCTCAAATCCTCCAGCCAAAACTGTGTGGCTCGTATATCCCCGCGCTTTGCTCTTAGAGCCGCCGGGGC